TGTCAAGGGGGTTTTACCTAGTTATGAACAGGAGATTTACATAAATGACCAGTGTTAGACAATTTAGACGTGTTTTGAGTTCCAACAGGGTGGATGGAAAGAAGGAGGCAGTGTTGGAAGAGCTGGAAATACTTGGCTCTTCCAAGATTACTGATGTGTTGTCGTGGGATCAGACTGGAGGAGTTAGTGTTATTCCCAGTTATGATTTGCCGGAGCATACTCGGAAGGCGATTAAGAAGATAAAGATCAGGCCGACCAAGGATGGCAACGAGATTGAAGTGGAAATGCACGACAAGATGTCTGCTTTGCGGTTGCTCTCCAAGCATTACGGGTTATTGGAGAACCTCAGTGATGATGCGCGGCCTACAATCATGGGTATTAATCTTAAAGGCCCGGTAGTAACCAATTATTCCATTACAGAAAGTCCGTTAGATGAAGAAGCCAATGAAGAGGAAGCAATCGCCGAGATCGTCTGATACGTCTGACGTGACTCTCGGTGGCCTAGAGCTTGATTTTACTCAGGCTCCTACCACTTGGGAGTTCCTGCATGACACATCGTTCTTTCGTGGATTGCTCGGCCCGGTAGGCAGCGGCAAGTCGTATGGTTGCGCTGCCGAGATCTTCCTGAAGGCCGTGCAACAGGCTCCGTCTCCGGTCGATAATGTGCGCTATACCAGATTTGTGATTGTCAGAAACTCTTATCCTGAGTTGAGGACGACTACTATCAAGACGTGGGGTACACTGTTCCCTGAAGACGTGTGGGGGCCAATGAGATGGTCGCCACCTATCACCCACCATCTTAAATTGCCTAGCCGTGACGGTATCCCTGGCGTTGATTGCGAGGTTATCTTTCTTGCTCTCGACCAGCCCAAGGATGTTAGGAAGTTGCTGTCTCTTGAGTTAACTGGTGCATGGGTAAACGAGGCACGGGAATTGCCCCTAGCTGTTATCCAAGGCTTGACACATCGTGTAGGCCGCTATCCAACCAAACAGCACGGTGGCCCTACTTGGCGTGGGATATGGGCAGATACAAACCCTATGGACAATGACCACTGGTGGTATCGCCTAGCAGAGAAAGAGCCTATCAAGGGCAGGTATAAGTGGTCGTTCTTCAAGCAGCCGTCAGGAATGGTTGAATGCACCGGAGACACACCAGGAGCCTTGCCAGCGGCAGGTAGATTCTGGACGATGAACCCAGAAGCCGAGAACATCGGCAACCTACCACCAGGCTATTATGAGCAGCAGCTCGGCGGCAAGAACCTTGACTGGATCAGGTGCTATGTCGGTGGCGAATATGTGTATGTACAGGAAGGCAAAGCTGTATGGCCTGAGTATATGGACAGCCTGATGAGCGTAGAAGCACTGGATTACGACCCTAGTGTGCCGATTCAGGTAGGATTGGACTTTGGTTTGACGCCAGCTGCAGTCATCGGACAGAAGATGAGGAACGGTCGGTGGCATATTCTGCATGAAATCGTGTCATTCAGCATGGGTCTGGAGCGTTTCGGGCAGATTTTAATCCATGATATCCAGACAAGATTCCCAAAAGCGCAAATATTCATCTGGGGAGACCCTGCTGGTGTTGCCAGAGACGGGATCTTCGAGGTTACAGCGTTCGATTATCTCAAAACACTAGGATTGAATGCCCAACCTACCGCATCCAATGACTTTATGGTGCGTCGTGAGGCAGGTGCGCTGCCAATGCAGAGACTAATTGATGGCAAACCGGGCATAATTGTGGCACATGACTGCCAAAGATTGCGTAAATCACTGGCTGGTGGCTACCATTTCAAGAGAGTTGGTGTCGGTGGCGGCACGGATAGGTTCAAAGATGCACCCAACAAGAACGAACACTCGCATATCGGTGACGCATACGGCTATCTGATGTTAGGTGGTGGCGAGTTCAGGACACTGACACGGGGGCACATGATGGGTAGATCGCAACCAAGATCAACCATAGCCAATCATGACTTCGAGATCTTCGCATGATCGTGCCGGATGACTTTATAGCGGAGTTAAATCTGGGCGATAGGATAAGAGTTGTGCCGTTTCACTACGGACACATCCACATGATGCGGCTATCTGACCTTGATCGCCGAGCAGCGTCGGCTTTACCTGACTTTAACGAGCGTATCCAGTCATATGCCGACGCCTATCCCAGCATGACAGTGATGATCGACAACAAGATCATCCTGTCTTCTGGTATATTCCAACTCTGGCCCAACACATATGAACTATGGATGTTCAAAAGTGACGACCTTGCCAAGCAAAACGCACTCGACCTGACACGCAAAGCCAAGATGTTTGTATCTTATACGACACAACTGTCCTATTTACGACGTTTGCAGATTGTTGTCAGAAATGATAATACTCCAGCGATGCGTTGGGCCGGGCTAATCGGGTTCAATTATGAGGCAACTCTAACGGCATATACCCCTGATGGTGTAGATTGCCATGTATATACGAGGTTTAATCATGGGTTTTCTAGCACCGCCGAAAATTGATACGTCTGCTCAAAAGGCACAGGTAAAACTGCAAGCTGAACAAGAAAAGCGCATTTCTGCTCAGGAAGCAGAGGCTGGTGCGCGCACGGCAGCGTCAATCAGAGCGCGTCAGTATGGCGGTATGCGTCAGCTTCTCAGCCCTGAGCGTCTCAGCCCTGAAATTGGACTATCGACAAGCCTGAGTGGGATGTCGTAACCAATGGTTGCCAAGAAGTACCAGAACCCTGAAGGTGGCCTGAATGCTGCTGGACGGGCGTATTTCAAGCGCACTGAAGGCTCCAACTTAAAGGCCCCCGTTAAAGGTGCGCCTAAAAGTCGTGAGGCACTAGGTCGGAAGGCAAGTTTCTTGGCGAGAATGGCAGGCGTTAAGGGGCCAGACTTCGACGAGAAGGGCGAACCGACCAGAAAGCTGCTGGCTCTCAGAGCATGGGGCGCATCTTCAAGTGCTGATGCAAAGAAGAAGGCGGCTGCTCTCAGTGCTAGAATCAAGAATATGAAGGATTGAACATGGCAGAAGTATGGGACAAGCCTCGACCAAAGGGACTTGGTGATAGCAAAAAGCTAACTCCATCACAGAAAGCGTCTGCTAAGGCGATGGCTAAGAAGGCAGGGCGTCCATATCCGAACATGGTTGACAACATTCGTGCGTCTATGAAGGGGAAGAAGTAATGCCAATGAAAAAAGGTTCTTCGCAGAAGACAATTTCTACGAACATTCGTGCTGAGATGAAAAAGGGGTATCCCCAAAAACAGGCTATTGCAATGGCAATGTCATCCGCTGGTAAGGCAAAGCCGTCCATTGGTAAATCAAAACCCAGTAAAGGGAAATAATCATGGCTACGATCCAGCATACGAATACAGCTACAGATGGAGCGATTGTATATACATGGACTGGTATGGCTAACAATGATGTCGGAACTGCTATCTATCTGGATGGCAAACATCATTTGACAGCACAGGTACTAGGTACATTCAATGCTGCAACAGTCGAGTTTGACGGTTCTATTGATGGGACGAACTTTGTCGCGTCTACCAAGAAGAGTGCTGGTGGTGCTGTCTCATTCACTGCCGCAGGTATGGCAGCGTTTGACACGGAACCATTATACGTTCGCCCGAAGGCAACTGGTGGCGGTGCTTCAACTAGCGTAACTTGCATTTTGCTGGTGCGTGGTGATTAAGGATTAAGTTATGGCAAGGATGAGCGTAGAAAACATTATGAAGCGTTCATCGCTTGCATCTTCACGCAAGGATGAGTGGCGTACAATCTATCAGGAATGCTATGAATACGCATTGCCACAGCGCAATCTGTATGATGGCTTCTATGAAGGTGGCGTACCCGGTCAAAAGAAGATGAGCAAGGTCTTCGATTCGACCGCCATTCATTCGACACAGCGATTTGCTAACAAAATCCAGTCCAGTCTGTTTCCTCCATACCGTGCGTGGTGCAGATTACAGGCTGGGAACGAGATCCCGATTGAACGTAGAGGGGAGATCCAACGTGTTCTGGACGCATATAATGAACAAATGTTCTCTATTCTCAGACAAACTAACTTTGATCTGGCGATGTCGGAATTTCTACTGGATTTATCTGTTGGTACGGCTGTCATGCTCATTCAGCCTGGTGATGAGTCAATTCCAATTAGATTTACAGCGGTTCCGCAATATCTGGTCAGCTTGGAAGAAGGGCCGCACGGAACGGTAGACAATGTTTATCGGAAACTGCGTGTGAAGGGTGAGGCAATCAGTCTGCAATGGTCAGATGCCAAGATCCCTGCACAGTTGCAGTCCATGATCGATAAGAAGCCGACAGAGGATGTCGAATTGCTGGAAGCCACTGTCTATAACAAGCAAGACAACATCTACTGCTATCATGTGATCCATGAGAAGAGTAAGTCTGAGCTTGTCTACCGGACGATGAAGGTCTCGCCTTGGATTGTAGCGCGATATATGAAGGTCGCTGGCGAAGTCTATGGCCGTGGCCCGTTGATCGCGGCTATGCCAGACGTAAAGACCCTTAACAAGACCGTTGAACTGGTCTTGAAGAATGCTGCATTGGCTGTTGCTGGTGTATATACAGCGGCAGATGATGGCGTAATCAACGTACAGACCATCAAGATACAGCCCGGAGCGATTATTCCGGTCGCTCGAAACGGTGGGCCACAGGGGCCAAGCCTGATGCCGCTCACAAAAGCGTCAGACTTCAATGTTTCGCAGATTATTATGAACGATCTGCGGATGAACATTAAGAAAATGCTGCTCGACGACACTCTACCGCCGGACAATATGTCCGCACGGTCGGCAACCGAAGTTGTGCAGCGCAGAAACGAGTTGGCACAGAACCTTGGTGCAGCTTTTGGTCGTCTGATTACCGAGGCAATGCTGCCAATCGTATCCCGCATCCTGTATCTTATGGATGAAATTGGCCTGATCCTGATGCCTCTCAAGGTGAATGGTCAACAGGTCAAGGTAGTACCGATTTCGCCACTGGCTCAGGCTCAGAACATGGACGAACTCAATGATCTGTTGCAGTTTATGCAGATCACTGCGTCTATGGGGCCAGAAGCGCAGATTGCTATCAAGAAAGATGCGATTATCGACTATATCGCTGATAAACTTGGCATTCCATCTCGATTGCTTACGACTACAGACGAACGTGAGTTGATCATGCAACAGATGGCAGAAGCCGCACAGCAGATGCAGATGCAGCAACAGGCCGCTATGCCTCAGCAACAAAGTCCTGCTGGGCCAGAGCAACTTAGCAATCAACCAGCACTTATGAGGGCATTGCAGTAATGGATTGGAACGATATTGATGGTGATGTTGTCAACGTTAAAGGCAAAGACCATCTAGCAGAAATGGATGCACACTACGCCCGTGTGTTCAGTACCGACTCAGGACAGATTATTCTAGCCGACCTACGCAACAAGACTATCGAGCAGCCAACTTGGACTCCGGGTGAAGATGCTTCGCATGGCTATGCAAGGGAAGGCCAGAACTCTGTTGTTCGGTTAATTGAGGAGCGTATAAAACGAGCGAGGACTAGATGATTGAAGAAGAACAGACAACTCAGGCCAGCGAGACCGCTGACAACCAGAGCCTGTTAGCAGTAAGTAAGGAAGAGGAAGTGGCGGCAGAGATTGAGGTGCCTCACCGCGAACTCACCGCACAGGAACTGGAAGCCAAACAAGCTGAAGAACCTGAAAAACCAGAGGAACCACTCGTTAGGCCGGACTATTGGCCTGAGAATTTCTGGTCAGAAGAAGAAGGGCCAGACGTAGAAGCCCTTGCCAAGTCTTATCAGGAACTGAGAACCAAGTTCTCTCAGGGCAAACACAAGCCGCCCAAGGATGGCAACTACGATGCAAGCCTATTCAAGAACCTGAATGTTCCTGATGATGACCCTATGCTGTCACGTTATATCTCGACAGCCAAGGAACTCGGGATCTCGCAGGATGCGTTCGACAAGCTGGCTTCTATCTACATTGAAGAGGCTGGTCAGGCTTTTGAGAATGTCACTGTCAGCCGTGATGAAGAGATCAAGAAGCTCGGTAATCGGGCCAATGATATTATTCAGGCGAACAACCAGTGGCTGACCAAGTTGAGCAGGTCTGTGTTGAATGAATCGGAAACCAATGCAATCGCCAAGGCATCTACCTCGGCAGCCTTTGTCTCTGCATTGAACAAGATCAGCCAGGCATCAGGTTAGATGTCGATCCCGACTACAGATGTCACACCGGATACCGGAGTCTCGAAGGACGATCTGTACGCTATGGTCGGCGATCCGAAATACGGCAAGGACATGGTGTTCACACGCAAGGTGGAGAAGATGTTCCAGAATGCCTTTGGTGACCAGCAATACTCACCATAATTGACAACATCGGACGGATGATTTAATTGTCCTCCGTCCGACAATCATATCTTAGATACGACCGGATACTTAGTTGGGTGACCCGTAAGGACAATCACGAACGATTTATCACATGAAACGCAATTTGGAGATTTAACATGGCACAGGGTATTTCCTCAGCCTTTGACACGCTCTTCGATGCGGAAGTGAAGCAAGCATATCAGGGGCAACGTCTCCTTGCTGGTCTCGTCCGTGAACGTCAGAACGTGGAAGGCTCAACCGTAAAGTTCCCTAAGATTGGCAAAGGCTCTGCCACACTTCGGGTTCCTCAGACGGATGTAACACCACTTAACATCACATATTCGCAGGTCACTGCGACGATGAGCGACTACAATGCTGCTGAATACAGCGACATCTTCCATCAGGCGAAGGTTAACTTTGATGAGCGTCGTGAGCTTGTCCAGGTTGTCTCCGGCTCAATCGGTCGTCGTATGGATCAGTTGGTATTGGATGCACTTGCTGCTTCCAGCACATCGTTGACTGTCAGCAATGACATCGGTGGCACTGACACCAACCTGAACCTTACCAAGCTCCGCAATGCAAAGCGTCTCTTGGACAAGAACAATGTTCCTATGGACGGTCGTTGCTTCCTTGTTTCGGCTTCGGGTCTTGAGTCCTTGCTCGGCGAAACGTCCATTACATCTGCTGATTTCAACTCGGTACGCGCTCTCGTCTCGGGTGAGATTGACACATTCTTGGGCTTTAAGTTCACCATGATCGGTGATCGTGCTGAAGGTGGCTTGGCAATCGACGGCTCGCTTGATCGTACTTGCTTTGCTTATCATCGTGATGCGCTTGGCTTCGGTATCGGCATGAATATGAAGACCGAAATCAACTATGTTCCAGAGAAGACCTCATACCTTGTAAACGGTATGTTCTCCGCTGGTGCAGTCGCGATTGACGATGAAGGCATTGTCAAGATCACTTGCCGCGAAACCGCATAAGGGAGATTGAACAATGGCTTTTTCTTCAACAGGTTGGAACACGATCGCTGCCAATAAGTCTGGCAATGCACCGTCTCTCTACTCCTATAAGTCCACCGACACACAGGCGACGATCAATACTGCTGGTTACTTCAACACAGTATCAACCCTCGTTAATGTCGGTGACGTGATCTTCATCTACGATGCTACGACTCCTTCGCTTGTTATTTCCTACGTGAATAGCAATGCGTCTGGCGTGGTTGACATCGCTGATGGTACGACTGTCTCGGCGACTGACACGGATTAATTCCGTTGAAACGCTGGTGCTAATTGAGGGGGAGAAATCCCCCTCTTTTTGTTTGTGTACGAATAATATATAAGGCGTTAATATTGCGTTGAAGGAGAACTCCATTGGCAACTGGTGATACCAAACTCACAATCGTCAACGACGCACTTATTATGCTCGGAACCAATATCATTACATCCTTTACTGATGGATCTAATGCTGCCCAGATCGCCGACCGTCTGTATGACGACATCAAGGCGATGGTACTCACAATGTATCCTTGGACGTTTAGCTACAAGAAAGTCCAACTAGCCCAGCTTGCGACGACTCCAGTTACCGAATGGAAGTACGAGTATCAGCTCCCCGGTGATATGTTGTCAGGCCCAAGGGCTTTGTTCATTACCCCGAATGCAGGTGCGCGTCCTGTCACTGAATGGGAAGTAATGAACAACATGGTGCAGACGAACTACACGTCTGTCTACATCGACTATCAGTTTGATGTCAGCGAAGATCTAATGCCAAAATACTTTGTCCAGTTGATGAAGTATTACCTGTGCTGGCACTTTGCAGAGCCTGTTACTGACCAGATGACGAAGAGCCAATACTGGGTCAACATGGCTATCGGTTCTGGCGAGAACGGTCGTGGTGGTTACTTCAGACAGGCCACTATGGTTGATGGTCAGAATCACCCACCTCAGATGATCGAAGACTTTAGCCTTGTTGCCGTGAGGTACTAATGACCCGCATAATCAATATCCAGACCAACTTTACAGTAGGCGAAATTGACCCGCTGCTTCGTGGTCGTATTGATCTTGCACAGTATTACTCTGGCTTAAAGACGGCTAGGAATGTTGTAATCCTGCCACAGGGCGGTGTGCGTCGTAGACCAGGTTTGAAGTTCATCCATGCCTTGCCATCAAGCGCAGCCAACGGTGCGGTTCTAGTTCCATTTGAGTTCTCGACTACTGATTCGTATATGTTCGCAATCGTCGATCAGCGCATCTATGTCTACAAGGCTGGTGTTCTGATCACAAACATCAATGGCTCCGGCAATGATTATCTAGCCGCGACACAGCTAACATCAGCCAGATTAGCTAACCTTAACTACGCCCAGTCTGCCGATACGGTCATCTTTACGCATAAAGATATGCCAGTGCAGAAGATGGTTCGTGGTGGTACAGACGCAACATGGACAATCTCGAACCTGTCGTTTGATTACATCCCCAAGTATGCGTTTACAATTACACTAGCATCTCCAGCAGCAACGCTTACACCATCTGCTACGACTGGAACGATCACTCTGACAGCAAGTGCCGCGGTGTTCTCTGGTGCCTTGGTAAACCAATACATCAACAACACGATTTCCTATGGTCGGGCCAGAGTTATCGAGTTTGTAAGCACGACAGTTGTTCGGGCTATCGTTGAAGTTCCATTTTCTAGCACGGGTGCAATCGCAGCGAGTAGCTGGGAGACTGAAAGCGGCTATGAAGATGTATGGTCATCTACCCGTGGTTATCCCAGAAGTGTGACTTTTCATGAAGGACGGTTATATTTCGGGGGTTCCCGTGACAGACCATCAACTGTTTGGGGTAGCCGTGTCGGTGACTTCTTTAACTTTGACAAGCAAACGAACCTTGATGACGATGCAGTAGAAGCAACGCTCGACGTTAACCAGTTCAATGCAATCGTAAACATTCACTCAGGACGTGACTTGCAACTGTTCACGACTGGTGGCGAGTTCTATGTGCCACAGGGGCTTGGTGATCCAATCACACCAGGTACATTCCTTGTCCGTATTGCAACCCGCAATGGTTCTATTGAAGGCACACGTCCTGTTGGACTTGAGGCTGGCACGATCTATATCCAGCGCGGCGGCAAGATGGTGCAGGAGTTTATCTACACAGATACTCAAGCCAGCTACGTCTCAAACAAGATATCGCTACTGTCTGGACATCTGATTAACACGCCCGTTGATATGGCTATGCGACGTGCTACAAACACAGACGAATCAGATCTGTTGATGCTGGTCAACACAGACGGCACGTTTACTGCATACTCCGTGCTTCGCTCGGCAGACATTATTGCTCCATCGACCTTTGATACAGATGGTCTGTTCAAGGCTGTAGCCGTAGACATCAGCACAATCTATGTCGTTGTGCAGCGCACCATCAATAGCGTCGTACAGTATCATGTCGAGACATTCAGCAATGATTTTACCTTGGACAATGCAGTCTCTGGTGGAGCGGCAGCCAACGTAACGGCTACTAACTTTGCGGCTAAGACTGTCAAAGTCATTACAGATGGCGTGGTACTTAGTGACGAAGTTGCATCATCCGGTGGTTTGGTTACGTTTGATCGTTCTTCTGTTACATCATATCAGGTCGGTCAAGACTACACGGTCACGATAGCAACGATGCCTATTGAGCCTCGGTTGCAAGTTGGCAATATGCGTGGGTTTAAGAAGCGTATTATTGAGGTTGAGGCTGAGTTCTATAAGACGCAGAATGCTTCGGTTAACTCGGTTGAAGTGCCGTTTAGGACTTTTGATTCGGCAGTGCTAGATACAGCGGTAGCAGAGTTCACCGGGTTGAAGCGTGTTGGCCCGTTGCTTGGCTATGATTATGAGGGTTCTGTAACAGTGACACAAACTCAACCGTTGAAGATGACATTGTTGTTTTTAGATTATCGACTCAGCGTGAACATGGGGCAGTGATATGGCTTTTATAGCTCCAATCTTAGGTGCGGTAGGTGCAATCGGTGCATCTGGAACATTTGCGGCTTTGGCTGGGTTGTCCTCGGTTGTCAGCGCAGTAGGTTCCATTGCTGGTGGCCTAGCCCAGCAAGCAACACTGAATGCTCAAGCCAAGCAAGAGCAGATGAAGGCTAAGGCACAGGAACTGCAATACCGTCAGCAGGGTGTACAGGTTCTGGAAAAGACACTTGCAACGGCAGCAACAATTCGCGCCCGTGCAGGTGCAGGTAGCATTGATCCGTTTGGCGGCTCGGCAGCGGCTTTGACCAACTACGCATTTGGTCAGGGCATTGAAGAGAAGCAGATGACCGAGATGAACGCGCAGCTTGCCTTCCTTGGTGGAGAGACCACAGCAGCCTCATTGAGAGCGCAGGGAAGTGCAGCGGCAACCGCAGGGTTCATCACCGCAGGAACAACGCTTCTAAGCACTGGAGCTAACATTATGAAGGTTGGTGGGGTTCCATCACTAGCGACACCAGTTGCACAACCTTACGGCGGTGTTGGACGGTTTGGCGGCGTAATCTAAAAGGACTGAGACATGGCTGAGTTACCACGCTACAAATCATCAGGCTTGCAGGTTGCTGCTCCAGAGGGGCAGTTTAGAGACGTGTCCGCACCTATGGACGCTCTGTCCAAGGGCATGAACCAGATGACTAGTTTCTTCATGCAGAGCGCACAGGAACAGGCTGTTGTTGAGGGTGAGAAATACGGAGCAGAGAACGCCCCATCACTTGAGCAGATTGCTACCGCCCGTAAACTGAATGAACCATTGAAGCCTGTTGCAGAGCAGTTCACCTACTTTGGTAGAGCGGCAACCGAAACATCTAACAGGATCTTGGCAAAGAACATCAGTGCTGATGCTGACATGGCATTGGAACGTTTGAAATCCCAAATATCCAATGGCGAAATCCCGATTAACCAGATCACGTCTCAAACGAATGCCTTGATTCAAGGGTACTCAACAGTATTGAAAGACATCAACCCTGCGCTCGGTCGCAGTGTCGAAGCTGATCTGGCTCTGTCCGGTAACAGAATGTTCTTAGCTGCATCCAAGGCGGCAGCAGCAGAGGCTTTGGCAGAGCAGCAAAAAAAAGCGGCAGAAACAGTTGAGAAAACATTGCCAGCATCAATCGCCCAAATATTCAAAACAGGGCCGATTAAATTGGCAGAAGGTCTTGACCTTTCAGTTGAAGCACAGCTTGAAATTGCAAAGTCAAAAGCACTGAATACAATCAATTCGTTGCCTCCCAAGGCGCGGAAAGAAATGACAAATAAACTTGACGGGTTCATTGCAAAAGCTGCTGGGAACAGTATTGAAGAAGCCGTTGTGACAGCCCAAACATCTGATGAATTAAACAAGGTAGCTAAAGACATCCAAAGCGGGGTCTATACATCTGCAATTAAAGACCCAGGTGACAGAATCACTTATTTTAACAAGGTAAATTCTCGCATTTCTTCGCTAGATCAGGAAGAAGAACGAGCAAATATTGGTCAGAGAATAAATCTTACGAAACAGATTGATGACATTAACGCAAAAATTACTGCTGGTGGCAGCGTAACATTAGAAGACATCCCAACCGTCAGCGCGTTAACATCTGTTTTTAAGGACACGCAACTTGAAACGGTTTTAGCCGCAAGAACTAATATTGTGGAAGTGACTTCTGCCCTTGATAAAATTGCAACCATGCCGTTGTCTGAAATTAATACTATGATTAAAGAGCGTGAAACGGCTCTTAAAACTGGGCCTGTAAAAGGTAGCGAGGATGAATTAAAGCAACTCCAAATAATTTCTAGTGCTGTAGACGCAAGGAATAAGGCAATCCAAGCTGACCCTGCAACCTATGCTACGAAGTTTCCAGAAGTTGAACGTGCTTTTCTAGGTATGGGAAGCAACCCAAGCCCAGAAAACGTGCAAAATTATGTAACGCTATCAACTAATGCACAACTTAGCCTTGGCATTCGCCCTGAAAATGTAGCTTTGCTGCCGAAGGCCCAAGCAGATAACATTGTTAATGGCTTTAACAACCAAGTTGCCAGTGGCGTCAATTACGCTGACTATCTTATGACATTGCAAGACACATGGGGAGCGGCGTTCCCACAGGTCTTAAAGCAGCTTGGTAAAGATTTACCTGCTGAAGTTGGGGTTGTGGCATCGCTTAATGAAAGAGACCGCACTGCCGCGCAAACTTTGGCTAATGCCCTACAACCGTTGAACTTAAAAGCATTAAAAGAGTCCGTCCCGACAGACGCATCAAAATCAATTTCAAATGCCGTGGATACTGCAATGGTATCATTCAGGGATAGTTTGTTTAACAGTGCGTCTCTTAATGGCTCTGTTGAGTTTGAAAAGTACAATTCGGCAGTTAATATCCTAGCGCAAACATACGTTGCAAGAGGAGAGGCTCCTGCTACCGCAGCGCAAAAAGCATATGAAAAGGTCATAGGTTCTGCGTACAGATTCGGTGACGGGTATCGGATACCTATGGCTGTCGATCAAAATAGGATCATTACCACTACATCACTCTTGTTAAAAAACATTGAAAAATATGAAATCCAATCTCCAGTAAGCATTCTTGGGTTTACGCCTCAACAGGCAAAAGA